CTCCAACGTAATATCTATACCAATTTGGTCCCTGGATATTCGGAGTTATCCAATTCAATAGATTGGATGCCTAAGGACACTAGTCCTGGCGCTCCATGGTCGATAGATCATATCGATAAGAAAGCGTGTTTTAATGATGCGCTCGCCATGGAATCCTATCGAGAGTATTATCAATTTATGCATTCGGCGGAACCTGGTTCCAAGGATGTACCGATAACTCTAACTTCTGTATTTTTGAAAAATGAAATCCGCCCAGCTAACCCTAAAAAGGATCCCAGGGCCATATATTGTATGGATTGGAGGCATGTATTGTTAACCAATCAGTATTTCATGAACTTCAACCACTGCCTTATGGGCGAAAATAACTACACGTATTGCGTGGGTTTGTCACCATTTCATGGAAATTGGGACAACATGGTTAAACGTGGTGAAGATTATTGGTGGCAGGAAATTGATGTTTCTGCTTTTGACACTACTTTTTCAGTTGTTGAATATCATATGATGTGGGATACTGTCATCGACATAAATGCCATCTATGATAACCGTTATAAGTCAAAACCAGTGATGAATTGTTTGTATAATTTACGTGATCAAATATTAAACACGTATTTGTTACTTTCTGATGGAGATATATTATATAAAACCACAGGGCAATCATCTGGTAATTACATGACAACGCCTTCTAACACTTTGTGTAGTTTGGCTTGCATGATTTATGTAGTGGCTGTAATTTTACAGTCGCGTGGCTTTGAACCACCAACATTAGATCAATTTGAACGTAATGTACGTTTATCTGCTATTGGCGATGATGTTAATCGAGGTGTTAAGAAGCAAGTTAAGTTAAAGAAAACATTAGAAATGTGGAACATTTCGATGTCAGAAACTGCCTATGTTTATTGGACGCACTTACGTCGTAAGATCACCTATACAGGTGAGGATGTGGACCTTGTCAAATTAAAATTTATGGCCATGGGATTTGAATACCATGAAACTATAGGCAAATGGTTGCCGTGCTTAGATCACATTAAGGCGATGTATTCGCTAGCAGAAAATTGCGCGTGTCAAAGCTTACGAGAAATGCATGAATTAACTCCTTTGGATTATACAATAATTCGCACTTCATCCATATATATTATGTCGTATGGCAACTCAAAATTTTTCCAATTTATTAAAGGGTTCATGATCTATTTGTTAAATATGCACCGTAATCCTTCCGTACATATATCAAAATTTGTACCGGAAATGGAACTTCGGGTTCTATACGGAGGATATTTTGAATCCACCCCGGAGATGGATTTAAGCCCGCCTTGTGAAGTTAGTAACTTCCAAGCTTTACATATAAAAACGGACCCGCGAGATAGACCTTGGTTTGATAAAGATCCAGAGTTTGAAAGAGACAAAGAAGAATTATCTAATCGTGAATTTCGAAAGAAATACGGATTTGGAAAACACCGCGAATATAAATATATTGGCCCCGAACCCTATTCTTTCACCAAATCCTTGTCTGAGGGCGTTGTTAATACTATTGCTAACACCGCTGATCTTTTGGACGACGCGATCGATTTACCAATGGCTATGAATCGAAAACAAGCTGAGGCTATTGTCGCCAAAGCAATGAAAAATTTTAAGGCCACTAAGGCTAAGAAAGAGCTTAAAGCCGTTAAGGCTGCACCAAATGTTAAGGTGGTGTTTGACCAGGCTATGAAGAAGTATGAAAAAGAACAAAAAGCCATGAAGTCAGTTAAGCGACTACCAGATGTAGTAGTTAAGAAAGATTTATCTACACCAAAACGCACTGTTGTGCATAAAGGTGAAGTTAAGACAATAACGCATAAGGCGTTACCTAAATCTGCGACAAAAGACTTTAAACTCGATAATTATAAGGGTAATGGTCTTGTTGCAGCCCAACAACATATGAAAAATGTTCATAAAGGTGGCAAACGTGCTACTAGTGATCATTGTGTTCGTTGGGGAACTGATTTATTGGGCGACGTTTCATGTTTAGATAACATCAAGGGTCAACTTTTGATGTTTATGTTGATTAACCCCGCTGAAATTGGTGGGGAAGAATTGCGAATTGAATCATTTCAATGGGAAAAATATCGCTTTTCTAAAGTTAAAGTGCATCTTTGTAAAGCTGGTGCTAATTCAACCATGGGTAATGTTCAAGCGTGGTTTGATCGTGACCCAACTGATGAAGTTGATGAATCAGCTGATGCGCTTAAGAACGGTGCCACCCATGCTTCCAATGGATGGACTTCGTTTTATGAAAACCATACTTGGACCATGCCACAAACAGATGGTTGGTTTTGGATTCATGAGGGTGGATCTGGTGCTGCAGATAAACGACAAACTTATCAAGGAACGTTTGAAATGCATACCAGTATACCAAGTGATTTAAATGGCAACACTGATTTTGCTATTGGTTTTGTTGAGTGGGAAATTGAATATAAAAATCGCACTATACAACGTAATTTCGTTGGTTGTTGTGATACTTATTTTTATCCCGCTGGTGGAGGATCTAATTTTGCACCTGATGCGCTATGGGAATTCGCTATCTCTAATTTGCCGAGTGATGTTTTAAATAATCAACTCAAGGCGAATAATGCTGGCACCAGGCAATTGGATTTGAGTCAAGCTATTGAACCAG